GGCTTGTTTTCGATATCTAGCCATCCCTCTGGGAACCCCATCAATAACCGGACAAACTCCGGGTTCAATTGGCCTCCCATCACTTCCGGCAATTGGGGCGAGTGTTCGTTGGGCTTCCGGCCCTTGCCGCTTTTCCAGTCCCGAGCGTTGGGGGTTGGTAGCATCTCGGTATCCAATGATAAAAATTCGGTTGCGTCTATGAAGCGCCCCGACGGCTGCCGCGCTGATAGTGTCCCATTCGCAAGTGTACCCGCACCGGGCAAGGGCGCAGAGTACCTCGGACAATCCCCGAGAAGCGAGCGCTGGAACGTTCTCAGCAACCACGACTCGGGGCAGAGCCAAGCTAATGAGCCGGTGCATTTGCCACCAAAGGCCCGAACGTGCGCCAGCCAAACCGGCCCCGGCCTGGTTGAGGGCGCTGATATCCTGGCAGGGGAATCCGCCGCACAAGACATCGGCGCCTCTGATATCTTCAAGCTCAACTGTTCTGACATCTGTAAACCTTTCAGCGTGCGGCCAATGTTTTTTAAGCACTTGGCGGCAAAAATCGTTTTGTTCAACTTGCCAGCATGTCTTAAGACCAGGCACCGCTGATTCAAGCCCCAACTCCAGGCCGCCAATACCTGAAAACAAAGAACACATTTTTAAGTCTTTTTGCATTTCTTTTGTTTTATCATTGAAAAGTATTTGACGGCAAGCGCAATCTGTGAAAATATGATCATGTGAGGCAATGACGCCGCAACAAACGAAAGAACGAACGATGGAAAATCAATCTACAAGATACCGAATCACAAAAGGCCGTGGAAAAATGGCTGATATTTGTCCTAGTTGTTGCCCTCCAATGTCTGAGCAGGGAAAACCGCATTTTTTTAGGGCAACTTTCTTCGCTGGCTCAGATTCTTCCGGGTCGCACTTTTGGCAGTGTGGCAACTGCGAGCACCGCTTGCCTCGTAGGCACCGCCGGACAAAAGCAAAAATTGCCCGTGATAATTTTAGAGCCCGGGGCAGTCATTACGCCAAATAATATCGCAAAAAATAAACCAACCCAGCCCGCCTTGAGCGGGCTTTTTGGGTGTGAGGCAATGACGCCGCACCGAACGAAAGAACGAATGATGGATTTAGATAAAAAAACACTCGCCAAACTTACCGAAGCTCAAAAGCTTGTAGGCCAAAAAGTCCGGTCCCGGATTTACGACACCGAGAAAACAGTCTCCGAGGTATACGTTGCTGACAAGGACGATTGCGGTCTTGTTGTCTTGGTCGACTTTACCGACCGGACTTTTTGCGACCTCGCCGACATTATTTAAAACCAGAACAAACAAACGAAAGAAAGAACGATGACAACCAGACCAGAAGATACCCCGACCATTGCCCGCCTATGTGAAGAGGTGGCCACGCTCACCGCTCAGCTTGAGCGCTGCCATTTAGTTATCGAAGAGCAAGACACGCTGAGGCGCGAAGAGTGCGCCAGTCTAAAAGAGAAACTACGCGAGACACACACCCTCTTTAAGGCAGAGCGTGCAGGTTTATATAGAAAGCTATCTATAGGGGCCGATGAGCTTGACCAGTTAAAAAGAGAACACAGGCAAGAGGTGATTTTTTTGCGCGGTGAATTTGGTGAACAAATTGTGTCTCTTGAAACCCAGCTCCTGCATGAGCGCAGTGAGAGAGAAGCCGCGCAGCGTACCATTGCAATCCTTGGCGGTGGCTTGGACCCTGAGCCCGAAGAGCTAACCTGTGCAAACGAGAAATGCGGCAAGAAATCAACAAAGCGTCGAGGCAATCAGCTTTATTGCTCTGACCGGTGCAAGCTTGCCACGCAAAAACGAAGAGCCCGCGCAAAGCTTGCACCATGTCAAAATGAAAAGTGCAGCGAAAAAATAGAAGGCAAGCGCAAGGGCGCCCGCTATTGCTCGGCAAAGTGCAAAAACGCCGCCGGTGTTCGCCGTCACCGCGCAAGCATTGGTGGGGGTGAATCATGACCATCGACAAGTACAGGATCGACTGGGCGTGCAATCACGTTTACGAGTACCGGCCAGAACATGACGCTTATTGTTTTATTGGTGGCTTTTACGGCTACGGCATCACACACGAAGACAGCAACGCGCAAGCGATTTCGAAGATTGAAAACAAAAAACAAGGGGGTTTCTAATGGCCTTAATGGCTTACAAGATGCGCCGCACTGGCGGCAAGGTTGAGGTTTATCATTTGGCTCACGGTTGGGTCGAGGCGTTAAGCATCAAACCTGACACTGTCAAAATCAAGCGATACGATGCGCAAGACGGCGGCTTTATCGTTCACAACGAATCACACGAAAACTTTAAACTGACTGGCGGGGCTTAACCGACGACGCCCAACCGGTCAAGCTGCAGGGGGGCGCGCACTCCCCTGCGGCGCTTACTAATGAGCGCAAAGGAAACAAGATGAAGATAACAAAAACCAATGATATGGGAGGCCATTTTCTCAAAATGGTAATCTATGGCGAAGCTGGCGCAGGTAAAACGCGGCTGGCCGCAACAACCGGCGCCCCCACTGTGGTGATTAGCGCAGAGGGCGGCCTGCTGTCTCTACGTGACCACGATATAACCGCCATCGAGGTGAAAAGTATTGCCGATATTCAAGAGGCTTATAAGTGGCTCGTAGGGTCCAAAGAGGCGCAGGGGCTGCGCTGGGTTTGCCTTGATTCAATCTCTGAAATCGCTGAAGTGTCACTTGCTCACGAGAAAGCAGAAAACAAGAACACCATGCGAGCATACGGCCAAATGGCCGACCAAATGACGCAATTGATTAGAGGCTTTCGAGACCTGCCAGAGCGGCACGTCTACATGACGGCAAAGCAGGAACGGGTACAGCTCGATGACGGCTCTATGGTCTTCGGGCCATCGATGCCAGGTAAGAACTTGACGCAGGGCCTTGCCTACTTCTTCGATGAAGTCTTTGCGATGCGTGTCCACACTGACGAAGAAGGAACCATTCAGCGGTGGCTTCAGACCTCGGCCAACGGAACCCACGCCGCGAAAGACAGAAGCGGCGCGCTTGAACTATTTGAACCCTGCGACCTGTCGCAAATTAAAAACAAAATCTTAGGAGAGTAAACAAGATGGCAAATTTATCACACATCAACATTGAAAACGTAGAAATCGGCCCCGATTCCGGCGAAGGCTTTAGCCTTATTCCAGAAGGCAAATATATGGCCAAGGTAACAGATTCAAAACTGATCCCGACAAAAGGAACCCACCAACCCAGCGCTGGAGCCAAGCCAGAGCCAAAGGGGTGGCTTTTGGAACTTACCTGGCAAATTCAAAGCGGCCCGCATGAACGGCGCCTTATCTGGGACAAAATCACGCTAATTCACAAAAGCGAGCAAGCACAAGAGATCGGACGCAAGCAGTGGAAGAAAGCACTGCGCGCCGCTGGTATTGACCATAGCCCGCAAGACTCTAGCGAGATTCACGGAGTAATGGTTAAAATCGCCGTGAAGACAAAGCCAGCGAGTAACGGGTATGAGGCATCGAACGAGATTTCAGCCTATTATCCAGCGCCGAAACAGGCAAACATGGGCCAGCAAGCTCAGGCACCGATAGCCGGTGAACCGCAAGCGGCGCCACCTTGGGGTGGCGCAGCAGGCAACCCACCATTCTGACACTTTAACCAAAGGCTGGCGGGCGTGATTCGCACCCGCCAGCCGGGGGTATGTGATGGCGAAACTTCCGAAGATGCAACCGCCAACAATAGCAGAGATTTATCATCAAATTAAGCGCGCCGCCAGTCCGTGGCAGCGTGATCATATGGGATGCTCTGGGCTTGGCGATGATTGCGAACGAAAAATATGGTACAACTGGCGCTGGTGGCGACCGCCTGAGTTCGATGGCAGAATCTTGCGGCTTTTTCGCCGGGGTGAAATCGAAGAGACTTGGCTTATCACTGACCTGCTCGCCGCCGGTATAACAGTGAGCGAAGGGCCAGAGATAGGCAAGCAATGGCGCGCCAGCGCTCTAGGTGGCCACATGGGCGGCTCAATGGATGCGGCCCTGCTTGGACTCAAAGAAGCGCCCAAAACGTGGCACTGTGCCGAATTTAAGACGCACAATAAAAAGAGCTTTGACGACTTGGAAAAGAAACGGGTTAGAAAATCAAAGCCGATGCACTATGCTCAAATGCAGCTGTACTGCCACCTGTTTGGGCTTAGGCGCTGGGCTTATTTTGCGGTGTGTAAAGACGATGACCGCATTTATTACGAGCGCGGGGAGTATGATAAATATTACGCCGGGCAGCTCATGGAGCGGGCCAAGTATTTAGTTGAATCGTCAGAGCCTCCGGCTAAAATCTCAGAGCGGCCAGACTATTATCAATGCCGCTGGTGCCAGCATCTTGACGCATGCCAAACCGAAATAATCGGGCCGGTTAAAACGTGCCGAAGCTGCAGACACTCAAAGCCTATTATCGAGGGAAAGGGGGGTCAGTGGATTTGTAAGCTTGGCGGGCAATCGCTAAGCGGTGAAGAGCAGCGCAAGGGATGCGCAAAATATGAACAAATCGGCAGCCGTGCGCTGCCGCTGTTTGGGGGATAGAATTATGATATTTTGGGGAGTTGTTGGATGCTTCTTTTTTTCGATGCTGATTGTAGCGGTCGAAGAGAAGCGCCGAAGCCGGGGAATGATTGAGCGCCTGCGCTCTGAAGTCCTTAATCATCAGCGCAAAAATGCGATGAACGAGTATCACGAGCCAGGGACTTGGCGAAAATGATGCTTAAGAAAACAAGTTACTGCCAGGGGTGCATTAAGACCGATGTCACTTTGAAACTGACAAAAGCGGACGGGAAGCCTTACTGGCTTTGTGAAAAGTGTTTAAATCCTTTGCCTCGTAAAGCTTACGAGCTAGGACGGGCCAACGGTCGCAAAAACTGGCCTGGAGATGAAACCAAAGAGGCCAGTTAAGGCCAAAAAATAGGGGTATTACTATGAGAGATATTGGAGAACGGCGCCCCGGTGCGCCTAGACAAGAAAAACAAGATAGCTTCTGGTGGTTTAAAGGGCTGTTCTTTGTTGCAGCTATTTTGATGACCTTGGCCCATTTCGGGCTTCAACGTTCCTTTGCCTTGGAGCGTGCAGCGGTTGGCGAAAGAGTCAAAGCGCTGGGTGATTTAATCCAGGAAACCAAAGAAACCGACCGGCTGCGCGAACTTGACTATGAGCAAAGCAAGGCTTCAGAGCTTAGCCGTATTGAAGATTATTCAGAAGATGACCGCACCGGACTGGCTGCTATTATTGCAGGGGGTGAGTAATGGCAAAGCGCGAAAAACCAAGAGAGCTGATAGACCTTGAAACGTGCCAGGCCTTAATGGCCAGCATCGAGGGAACGTGTAACAGCCTGGCCGCTTATGGCTCTGAGTTTGTGGGCCGTAGCTGGTGCACTGACAACGAGGCCAATGTGAAGGTTGCAGCAATTTACGAGGAAACCGTTAAAGCTTTGCGTGCAGCTTACCGCGGGCTGAGTGTTGCCGAAGAGATTTTAGAACAAGAGTCCACAAGACTGGTGCCAGTGCGGCGCCCCGGCGTTGTCCGGCGCCTTCTTTTAGGGGGTGCGTGATGTATATACCAGAATGGTGGATAATGCCGGATTTTCTTTTTTTACCGTCTATGGTTCTTTGGGCGTGCTGGGTCCTGTACGGACTACGAAAAGTTATCTTGTGGCTAACGCCCGCACGAAGGCACGAAAGAGCAATAAAGCGCGTTGAGGATGAGTTTAAAATTAAGGAAAGGCGTCAAAAGCTTGAGCTTGAATTGGCCTGGAACAAAGACAGCTATAACCGAGATAAAGTTTTTTGGGACAACTTGAACAAAAAATACTGATACGCATGGAGAATATTATGGAGTTGATTATTTGGGGCGCGGCAATTTTTCTTATTGCTTTAACGATTTACATAAAGATAGCCACAGCAAAAGCTAGTTACTATGTGGGGATTGGCGGAAAGCATTACAATAAACCTATCCCTGACGCGATGTCTCGGGACCAGCAAGAGATCTACGGTCAAATCTACCGGTCGCAAAAAGACAAAGGGTTGTCATCAAGTGCAGCCTCAAACTACGCTATAAGAATGGTGGCTTCCCTCGACCCGTCCCCGTATGGTTTAAAGGAAAAACCTTTTAGAGGGGGGAAATAATGGGAAGTTTTTTTGGATGGATGCTTGGCTTTTTTGGCGCTGTTGGCGTCGCTATGCTGATTCGTGAGGGGTATGAAAAATACGCCCGCGATAACTTGCGTCGCAAAATAGAAAAAGCATATAATGACTAATTACCGGCCCCGCTCGCAACGGCGTGAAATAGAGAAATCCCTCAAACAAGATTTTTTGATTTTACAAAACTTAGAGCGGGGCCATTTCAGACAATAGCGCAGATATACCCACCACAGATAAAGTATTGAGCATAAATCAACGCGGCCATGGGTACTTATCCCATCTGGCCATCGAGCGGCCTGCCTCGCCCCTGGTGTCAATATGGGTAAAGGTCGAATACAACCCCAGTCCGTAAGCACTGCCAAACCTGCGCGCTATATTCTCGAGCGTGATGTAGAGCTTTAAAATGTGCTCACCATGTCGCTTGGTCGCATCAGCGTAAGTGATATCGGCAGCTAATACGCGGCCATCGTCTTGTGGTAGGTGTAGCGAATTAACGGCGCCCCCTACATGGGCATTATGAGACACGCACCGATAAGAACTATTTACGCGAAGCGGGCCAAGTTGAATGCGGGCCGTGTCTAAGATTGAAACAAGCCGCGTACTCGGTGCTGTCTTTCCGCAACACGGGCAAGCAAATTCATCGCTTGTAAAATATTTCCCAATTTGAGCCATTACCAACTCACCTTAAGCCCGGTCATCGCCTGCCAATCCTTATTCGTGTCCACACGTCCAGAGGCAAAAAGAGAAACATTTTGATTGATTCGAGAAATAAGAGAAGCGTCAAGCTGCCCGATATCATTAGCAGCGCCCACGCCAAGCGTAAACAGTCCCGAACCTGGCGCCATCGCGGCAGCTTTATTTGCCCCATCGAGCGCCGCATCTATCAGCTCTTGGGGTCTGACTTTTTTGCGAGCTCACGCGCCGCTTGAACCTGGGCTGCTCCGATAGCCTCCCGGCCCTTGATTGAACTTCTACCAGCGGCATAACTACCTGGTGCGATCATCATCATTACGCCCCCGATAATTTCAGCAATACCGCCCTCGGTGCCGGTCGCCGCCATAACAGCCCCCGCAATAAATGCCGCCACGCTGAACCATAGTTCTGTAGATTTCCAGCCCGCTTTTCCCATTTTGAAACCCCCTAAGTTACCGGCGTTTGTCCGCCTGTTTGTGATGCTGCAATTTCTCGAAGCAACTCAGCCCGCTCGGCCTTCTTTTTGTCTTCGTCAACAATGTTGTGCGTCTTATGCCCTATGTCTTGGATGTCTTTGACGCGGCCCTCTACAGAGCCAACCAGAGAAGCCATCGAGGCTTGGCGCAAGTCCATGTTATCAATCTTATCGTTGATACGCTCAAGCGTCTGACCTGTCGCCGCTAAGCATTCCGTCATTTGCCCCACTTGATTGGCCAGCTCTGTTTGATTCAAATCAATCTGCACTGGCTTGGCACCGTTCCCGTTGCCATTCATCTTTTTGTCTACGAGTTTTTCTATTACTTTGATGAGCGCCATGAGTGTGGCAAACATCGCCCCAGCTTCTACCATGCCGCCTTCCATTCTAACTCTCCGACTCTTCGTCTTCTTCTGGCGGTGGCTCTGGTGGTGGCTCGGCATAAGCAACCTCGAAAGCTCCATCAGCCTTCAGGGTTGTTTCTGCTTTCGCAATTTCTGCCAGCATAAAGTCGGCAACCTCTGCCGGTAGCTCTACCTCTGCATACTCTCGGCCAGCTCCCAAGCCAACAAGGTCTGTGCTGTAACTGACATTGAGCGTAGCTGATAAGCTGTCGCCTTTATAAGATTTGTTAATTGAAAGCCGCGCTTCCGATACTGTTTTTGTTGCCATTGTTCAGTTCTCCTTAAGGTTCGTATTTCCAGAGGACATGCCACTCGGTGCCACTGCACTGCACAGCAACGCTGTCATAGATGCTGGCAAAAGTTAATGAGCCTGCACCGTCAATTGTTTCGCTCCCGTTGCCCGCAATAATCATATTATTGGCCGCTACTTTCTTTTTAAAGATGTATATCCTGGATGTGCATCCCGACTTAGCGGGGAGAGTAATGGTAACGTCTCCACTGGTAGTATCAACTAGCTGCGTTGTTGATGCTCCTGCATCCGCTGCTGCGCTGCTACTTACTCCCGATATTGCTAAAGCCGTCTCACCAAAGTTATGAAAAGTTGAACTTGGTGACGCATTACCAACCCCAAAGTTTCTCGTGGTATCACTGTTAATAAAGCTCGAACCTGAACATACAAACTTATGCTCTACAGTCCCAGCCTTACTAAGCTGCAGCCACCCACCGTCGCCATCTTCACCAATATGTGCAATTGTTGCCGTTGAACCTTCGTGCTCTAGGCTAATCCCCGGGCCGCTTGTCGATGTCTGCTTGACCGTAATCGGTGGACAGTCCATCGTCATATCGACGCTGCGATGGTTGCCCATCATAATTTTATTGGGTGCATCACATACCGCGCCGTAACCGATGGCTATTTGGTTATCTCCATCAGCATCCGTCGTGTCTGCACCTGAGCCCAAAAACAAGCACTCGTTGCCGTCGTCTAGGCCGTCTCCTGCTTGGTGGCCCACCGCCGTGTTGTCCGTTGTTGTTGCAGTTAAACCAGTTAGGCTTTGGTAACCAACAGAAACCGCCCTGGCCGACGAGGTTGCATCAAGCGCTTCTTTTCCAATTGCAATTGAATCAGAACCGGTGAACGCGCTCATGGCATCTCTGCCGATTGCCACATTATTGGTTCCCGCGCTGGTCGCAGAAAATGCGCCTTTTCCAATAGCGGTATTATGTGCCCCTGTTGCAGCATCTCCGGTGTTGTGGCCGATATAAACACAATCGTTACCCGATTTTCTTCCGCAGTTTGTTCCGATTGCTACTGAGTTTTGAGTCGAAGTAGCATCGTCAAGCGCGTATGTACCGATGGCGACATTGCGCTGGGCGTTTGTCATATCAAGCCCTGAGCCAAAACCAATAACTACATTATTTGCCGCGCTTGAAAGCGCCCAGCTCCCGGAGCTTCTTTGTGCAATAATAGTATTTAGGACGCCATCCTCTTCAATCGCATCAAGAAGACCGGCATCTCCGATAGCGATGTTTGACAGTGAGCTAGTCACACCGGACGATGTGCTGAGAGTCAAAACCCCTGTAGAGTTTACAGCCAGCACTGACTTGCCGTCTCCAGTCTTAACCGCGAAGAGTTCGCCGCCGTCTGTCTTCCCAGTCATTCCCGTTTTAGGGCTGCTGCTTAAGCCTGAAACTGTACTATCAAGTGTTAATGCCGTACCGCTGCCGATTGCTGAAACTGTAAAAACGCCCCGGCTCGTTGAACCTTCAAATAGCTCAACGGCTGAACCGACATGTAACTCGGTTGTAAATGCCGTACTGCTTCCGCTGGTTATTTCAGCGCTTCCGTTGGTGGCTGTAAATGTGCCGGTTAATGCCGTTGCAAGCGGTCCAATGGTTTGAGTGGTTCCGGTGTGAACCAAATCACCGTCAGCTGCAATTGACCACACCTCACCGCTGCCATTATTAATCTTTAGAACTTTTACACTGCCGGAGTTGGTCCCGCTTGAGAGATGCAAAGCGTCTCCCGCTCCGGTGTTTTCAATTAGCGCCAACGAGTCAGCTGTGTAGCTTTGCCGGACTCGAAAGATCTCGCCAACGGTTCCAGGGTTTGCGCCAATTGAAACTTTGCAAACATCACTAGTCCCAGAACCAGACCCGATTTCCATTTGCTCGCTGCCGTCGACGGTATTTATGATCAAATAGTCCTTACCATCTGATCCTTCAATTTCCAAAGCGGCGCTCTGCCCATCGGCAAGCTGGGTAACGGTCCCACCTGGCGGTAGGTTGTATTGTACGATTTTAGGCATTAGTGACCCCTTACTTCTGCGCTAATATTGCCGCCCGAACTTGTGCCGGTGTAACTCAGCCGTACTTGTGAAATTGGAAAATCAAAAGTCACTGTAGTTAAATCATTGGCCGCGCAGGCTGTTGTTTGTAGCGTTCGCACATTGCCCGCCGGGTCAATGTAGCTGAATGTTGCAGTGCCAACCGTGCTTGGATACAAAAACGCAACCATCCCGCGCTTGCAGGTATGGGGCATATTCGTCTCAATGATTGTAGTGATTGAAGTGGTGTAAGATTTTGCTGCTTCGTAGGAACCTCTGGATGCCATCGGTCATTTCCTCCCTTTAGGGTTTAAGTTGCGGCGGCTGCCGATAGCCTCGCAACGATTCGATTTTAGCGGGTCAGGCGATGTAAGGAAACCAAAAAAAGCACCGCCCAACCCTGGCGCAGCCGGGTATGTTTGCCGCGCCTGTATCATGATATTTTTCGCCCGCTGAAATAACTATCGTCTGGGTCTGCTGCTAGCGTTGCGTTTCGGTTTCCAACATGAATACCCGGCGTGATGTAATCACCAGCAGCAAGCTCCATTGGCCCGCTCGTAACTGTTACCGCCGCCGAATAAGCGCCAGCGCTATGGAGTCCGCCTAGAGCAACCGCAAATTTAGAGCCATTCTTGTATAAATAGCCCGCAATCATAGACGCCTCGCCCCCGGTGCATGTAACTTGCACCGTCAAGCTTACCTCATAGATTCCATTACTGGGCGCAGTAAATCGCCCATTGCTTGTATCGTGAACCGCGCCATAATCATGAATATCTGTACCAAATATCAAGTCTGTGTCTGCGTCTTTTGTAATGCTTGTACCGCCACCGGCTAAGGGCGCCCGCGCTCTAAAGCTCGGCGCCTCCGGTTTAATCGTTACATCGTCCCAATAACAGTCATAACCCGGTGAAGTTGGCCGCGTGATTTTAATCTTCGCATAAGCCACATCTGACCCCGGAGTCACTATGGCAGTTCTGTTTTCCCAGGTATTATTAGCCGCGCAGGCTGCGTTTGTAATGCTTGCCGACGATGTCGAGGCCGCAACCTTGGCCGACGTGTACCAGTACAGCGTCGAGCGCATTGTCACGTTCCCGGTTTGCCTTGCCCACAGGCTCACGCGGTAAGGCGTTGCACTGTCTATGGGAATAAATCCGCTGTACCACATCACGCTATCTGACGTGTTCAGCATCTTCAGGCTGTTGCTTCCAGAATGCACAACGCTTGTTTCTCGTGCCCAGTCTGTAACAGTTACGCCGTCGCCGGTTTCAGTCCAGCCCATGGGAACCGCGCCAGGGTCTGCCCAGTCTTCGAAACCGCCGTTCCACAAAGCACCGTTTGCCGGTGTTAGTAGTTCGCGGTTAAATTGGCTGGCCGTAATCGCTCCGATTCGGCGCATGTCAACGATAGACGTTACACCGCTGCCATCGCTCACAACTTTAGCGAGTCTGATTTCATCACCCGCCAAAGCTGGCTCGGCGGCGCTTGTTGCTACCTCCTGCTTGATTAGCTGACCGCTTCTTGAGTCAATCCCAATGTAGGTGTGCTTGCTCGCTGTTGCTGTTTGCGTTAGCGCTAGGCCAGACTGCCGCGTACCTGCCCCGGTGGATAGATTGCCCGCGTTTATTTTGTAGCCTAAGCCGCTTGTTGCTTCTGCGTCGAGCCCGTCCAAAACGCTGTGGTCCATCATGCCCTTAACTACTGCAGATTTATCAACCGAAGACCGGCCAAGCCTGTCTTTCATCATTGGCGGCGTGATAATGGAAACCGATGTCGCCGGGGCTGATGGTTTTGTAACGTAGACACAAGTCAGCTTAACCCCTACGGTATCCCCGACCGGCAGAACCTCACGGCCAACAACCTCAAACTTGATTGTTGAATCTAAGGCATTGAGCCGAAGCTCTGGCGAAACAAAAAAATCGTTATCGATTGAAATCATATCGCCAAGTTCAATGTTTATGAACTCAAGACCAACGCTGAAGGTTATTTTTGGGGCGCCGTTGCTGTATCTGGTCAATGCTGCCGTGGCGAAATTGTACGCGGCTGTGATGTCAGAAAACATAAACGGCAAGCCAGCCCCTGGAGCGTCTTGCGTTCCCCCAAACGGTCTTGAAACGATAGGGTCATAATCAATACCCCATGCCACATCTACATATGCGCTCAAATCGCCGTCTTCATCGTAGTTTTCTAGTGGCATTTCTGCCACTGCTAGCGCCGCCTCTGCTGTGGATTTAATTATCTCCCGTCGAAACAATGCATAGAAGGGCCTATCTGCGCTGATTTTATCAGCCGCAACCTGCCCCGGCACTAAGTTGCGCGTTCCGGCAAAGCCTGCCGTCCCGTCACCGTTTGGGGTAATTCCGTTTCCGTTAAACAAAAAGTTAGGTTTAGCTAGTGTGCCAGGCGATAAGTAAACAGAGTTGATCTCTGCCACCCGCTCACCGTAGTTTGTTATACTTGTTGCATCTTTTAGCGTAAGTTTGTTTTCATTTGCGCCCATGCCAAGCGCTATTGAAATGATGTTATACAGGGCAGGCTTCGAGTCTTGCTCAAAAGTGTGATACTCGTCTACTGTAAAATGGTGCGTAACTGCTGCACTAGAATCTAGCTTTGAAATTTTCAGCTTACCCGTTGAATCAACCAACATAATTGACTGCGTCAGCTGCTGAAACTCCTTCAAGAACCTATCAGGCAAAATTCGAGCAACACCGAAACCCGCATGCTCTGCCGAATAAATATCATACAGAATATCGCCTTCGCTCGGCTCTTTGGGCAGGTTCGTCTGCTCGCTGTCGGATAGATAAGCATTCACGCCGTAGGAGCTAAAACAATAGTGAGAAATATCTGTAAAATTTCCCGGCGAAAACGTGGTGCTGTCTATTTTTGCCGAAGCTATGCCGACATCTTGAAGCGCTTGATCAAGAACTTCTAAGGGGTGATCGTTCACATAGGTGCGCAGGCTTTTATAGTTCGTTAGCTTGCTTTGATACTCGGTGATATCAAAGATGATTGAGCCCTCTTCAGCCCTGACCGATTCAACCCGCCCGCGAAAAATCAAAGCAGCATCGGTGGTGATGACTTCTGGACCCAGCAAATAAACTAAACAGTCAGCGTCATAGAATGAAAAGCTGCTCATCAAATCGCGGGTGTAATCGTTATCGATGACTTCAACCTGCAACGTACCTACCTGCAAATCGCGCTCTAAGGGGTCGTATTCCTGCGTAACAGCTGTGACTGACTGAAGTATAGGGTCGCCTTCAATCGTTGAATCTACGCCGTTGTGGCCGTTGTGGAAGTACACCGACTTAGAGCTTGGCACTGATGTTTGAATAGCAACCTGAACGATGGGCTCAGGTGAAGCCTTCCGCATTTCCTCAAGGTATGCCGATGATAAAGTGATGGCCATTTATTCTATTCCCTCGAGAGATAGGGCGGTTGCTCGGTCATCGAAAACGAGAGGATTCTCTCAAACGGTCCAACAAGCTGAAAGTTTAAAGCTGGCGTGTTGAGAATCATCAAGTAGGGCTCGGCGCCACTCGATGGCTTTTCAATGTACAAAAACGGGTTTGTTCCTTCATTGATTCCGTTAAACCAATTCTCTATCACTGTAATCTCTGCACTGGCAGAGATGGACGCTCTAAAGTTTCTAAGCGCTTGGCCCCTGTAATGCACATACCGGCGCGTTAATCCGCTCAATGCTTTGAACTCTGTTACCTGTGAAAATTCGTCTTTGTTGTTCCATGGAACATCCGGGTTTCTTTGTAGCTGGTAGCGGGTGCCAAGCCATACCTCGCCTATTTTCGCCTGTCGTGCCGTGCCACCTGCTGCTGTTATTTTGATGCGCACAAAGCGCACGCCCGAATACCTTTGCGCGGTGCCGTTTGCGTCGTAAGTGCTCGAGCCTCCGGCGCTGTTTAGGTTTGTACACAGGAGCCGGTCGTCACTTGTGCCGCTCACTGTGTACTTGAATATCTCTATTAGGTTGCTTGAGAATGCGGCGTTGTCTGCAATCTCTAGCGATATAGTCGCAAAGGGATTCGCGCCGCTATTCATGTTATGATTCAGAATGAGACAGGTATCGAAGCTGATTGTTGAACTCGCCCCGATATCGAAAACTAAGTAGCGCGTTGCAAGGTCTGCGCTTGTGTCTTTGGTCTGCAGGCTGCCTATATTGTCATAAGCCCGAACCGCTGGGCCATCGGCGGCAGTGGTGGCCGCGTCGGTGGTGGTTCCTGCGTCGTTCCATCTTGCGACGGTTGGAGATACAAGAGACTGAGAAACCAACATAGGCTTATCAGCATTAAAGCCGGTCGTTTCTGCTGTTGCTAGGTTTGCCGCTGAATAAGCCATTAAAACATTCCTTGCGTTCTAAGCTCTTTGAGGGCTGGCACGACGTTTTGACGAACGAAGCGTTTAATCTCTGCGCGGCCTGCAGGTATCTGGCTGTTCATTTCGATAGTTACCTGACCGCCACCATTTAAGCCGCCCTCTTGTCTCATGCGGTCCACCTGGTCGCGGCTTAAAACCATTTCCCCGGCTTGTGCCATAATAGGAACAGAGTCGTGCCCCTGTACACCGCCCTTGACCATACCGCCCTGCGCCATGCCTTGAAAGCCTAGCTGAATAAATCCGCGAACCAGCGAAAACATCGTAGCCGCCGCCGCCGCTGCCAGTGCAGGCCCTACGATTGGAATGCCCGCTTGACTGCTTGCCGCCCCTGCTGCGGCTTCTGCCGCTCGGATTGTGACGATGTTTTGCATGGCCGCAAGTGCTGAATCAATCATTTGCGCGGTCATCGCCTTAAACCCTTCAGCAAATTTATTTTGCCCCTCTTCGGCTGCCCCAAATCCAGCCACGAAAGCCCCGCCAATCGAAGAACCAAGCGCCCCGTACTCATTGGCCAGCCCCTCAACCCTGGATTTTTCTGCTGCAGCCTGCGCGGCCTGTTGTTCTGCAAATTTAGCTCGCGCCTCTGCAGCTTGTCGTTCTTTTTCGGCCTTTGCCTCTTGTGCTGCTTTTTGTTGCTCGAGAATTGCAGTTTGCTGTTCAAGCGTCTGGTTGGCTAAAACCGTTTCACCTACAAAAGCCTTGTTTGCTGCGGTGGCTACCTGACCGATGGCATTGTAGACGGCCTGGCCGTTCTTCTGCACCTGGGCCTCAAAAGCCTCTTGTGCCTTTACTTGCTTATCAAGCTGAATAGTAGACTCATCGGCGGTACTCTGGAAGATCTCGCCAAAGCTTTTGACCTCTTCGGCGCCACTTCTCAATTTTCCGGCTAGACCATCGGCCCCGACTGCATCGGCCAAAGCTGCCATTTTTTCAAGAGCTTTTGCGCCGCCGCTTAGCAGCGCAGCATA